ACTCCCCCACGTCCTTGCTGGTGCGCCCACAGGTGTAGTAGAAGTGACCGCCACTCTCGGGCTCAGCGTTGCGCACAATCGCCTTAGCCAACAGGCGCAAAAACGGCCCGCAAATTACGCTCATCACGAGGTGGCAGCCTTGGATGATGCGCGGCGCCTTGAAACTCAACGAGTCACCATCTTTGACAGCCAACTCAACCTTGATGAAGCTCTTTGCCTTGCGTTCCCTTCGTCCCAGAGTCGCACCTTCCTCGCGGGTCCGTATCAAGTCCGCACGGCGCTGCGGTGGGAAGCTGCGCACCCATTTCATGAACGGCATGCCTTTCATTATGACGTCACAGTACGCCAAAATCGCCGGCAACATGATGTTGGTGACACGTTTCCAGTGTTGCAGGACGCGGTTGCGTGACTCAGCGCTCTCCGCAGCCGGAATCCGTTTACCAACACGCGACGAGAGCCCTATCAGCTCATTGCACGCACAGCTGTTGAAAACCGTCGGAACGCAACCTGCCACGCCATAATGGCACCTGACCACGCCCCTTTGCGTGCAGACAGCGTCCACCGGCCCTTCCAACACGAACTCATCTTGCATCTCGTCGACTTGCGTACCAAACTCTCGAGCGCACACCGGTGCGTACTCCTTCGGGCGGTAGGTGTTCGCCAGCTGCTCACATAGATTCATGTGCCAAACCGAGTGCTGCATGCGCAACCGTTGATTGAGGTAGTAGTGGAGCAAAATCACCGTGATGGCTGAAACAAGCCAGTAGCTGCCTGACCACATGTAAAGCAGCGTCAGGCAACTCTGCCAGAACGCCTTATACACGATCGCCGTCTCACGCTCATTGCGACCTAGCCTGCGCGGGTCGTAATGCGCTTGAACCAATGTCTCAGCCACCGAGAAGGCCACACTCACAAACAAGCCGATGAGGACCGCATTGAGGTACAGCACATTCTCAAACTGAATGCTTGCCAGCGGGCCAGAACAGTCGCCTGCGCTGACAGTCGCCAGAGGCGTGAGTATGTCCATGGCCTTACACCAGCGCATTTGTTTGGCCAACGGCTCATCAACCATTGTACGAAGGATGAATGACACCACCCAAAACCGCACAATGTCCTCCAACAGAGACAACCAGAATGTGTGTCGGCCCTTGTCCTCGATGGCACGCCTCTCGCCCTTCCGCTTGAGCGGGTTCGGGTCCAGTGGCCAACCACCTTCATACAGCCTTTCTTCGCCATCAACGAGGTCCGTGTAGCGGTCACGGCGTTCGAATTCCTCCAGGCCGTCGATGCGACGCGCTTCCATCTCGGCCTCCCGCGCCGCATAATGCTCATCCGCGACATCACATGCGTAAAACGTTGAGCGCCGGATGCGTTTCTCACGTGTCTCAAACGCTTTCTCGTTGGCCGCACAGACGATGTCGTCAAGCTCAGCAGCAGGCCCCTGAAGCGGGCTACCGAGCCAGCCCCACGCGTTCTTGCTGTTCACGTGGCCTACTAATGTGCGGACTATGGCATTCCT